CGGATTCTTAACCAGCACGTGTTCAAAGTGAGGGAAACCCATAGAAGGACCGAGCCGCCACTCTTTAAAAAACCATAGCAGTCGAACACGTACCGCTTGACAAACGCTGTCCGTTATGAGAATGTCGCCGCCGTCGGTCAACTCCAAGTCGCCATCATTTGTGAGCTTAAAGTCTAACATGGATTCACCATCCTTAATTCGGAGCAGAAGTCGCGCCGTCGCCGGTTGTATGCGTATGAGTGCTGAGAGCGACTCCGTTGCCGGTTACTTCGCCGGTTGCGGTTATCGCTCCGGTGTTTGATATATTTCCACCGCCGTTGATGTTTCCGTTGATATTATGATTGCCGGTTGTATCTACATTACCGGTTATATTTACATTGCCCACGATGTTCACCCTGCCGATTATATCAACGCCTCCGGGATAGACTTTCATTTTGGTGTTACCGGCTATTATGACGACAGCATCATCGCTACAAGCCTCCACCATAGTTTCATCTCCGGTTACTGCGATGTTCGGGATTGCTATTGCGCTGCTGAGGTCGAACTTTAAGTCGGTTGCGGTTTCTTTTCCGTAAAGCCAATAATCAATGGCAGTTTCGGAGAAGATGAGCAGGCATCCATCACCGGGTTTAATCGGGAAAGCTATTGTTACATTCTTGCTTTGAGGGAATACGACGGGTACGCCGCTTATTGAAGGATAATCTATTGTCTTACCGTCCGGCTTCTTGTACTTCGCTTTCGGCTGAACAACCGCTTTGCCGGATTCGGGGTCATATGATTCGATGACAGCAGGGACGGCTGTATGGATGCCCTCAACAGTTTTCCGTGCAGTATCCTTTACGCCTTGAACAAATTCTTGCATCATAATCAGTCAACCTCCAACAACCGAGCGGTGCATACCCAAGAGCCTTCGTAATTGTCGCCTTCGATGACAAGCGAATAAACACGGAAATAACCGGTTACATAAATACTGTTGAGATAAACATAATCGTCAATGTTAATAGCGGCATTCATAAGGAACTCTGCATCCCAGCCGTATTGATATTGGTTATCTTCTTCCGCTATTTGAATACGCTGCGGGATGCCGATAAGTCCGGTTTCGGCTGACAGCTCATACACCTCTCGGTTCATTGTGTCGTAAGGTTTCTTTACCTGTAAAACACCGTTTTGGATGTTCCATATAAGTCCGCTTGTATTGCAAGCTTTTGTTAATACATCGGCAGCCGGTCCCACAAAAGAATAACCATTCGGAATGTCTTTAAACTCCGCATTATACGAAAATGAAACCGTCAAGCCCATCTGGTCGGCGGTGTCCTGAATAAGTGTTTTACAATTAACATTACCGGCGTAACTGACCGAAACGAAGGTGTCCCGCAACTCAATTCGGTTATCGACAAGCTCTATCTCAGTCATTACGTCAGCGCCGTCTTTTTTTGTTTTTGCAAAGGTGACTATGCCCGTGAAGATGAGCGGCATGACTGTGTTATATCCGGCTCTGAGAACTACAACACAGTCATCTTTGCTAAGTTCGGCGAGGTGTTCGGGACTAAGATTCCAAAGTGTAACCTTACCGGTGTTCGCGCTTTCCGTATCAGCTCTTTCAATCGAGAATGAAATGTGTAAGGGTCTTTCGCCCATGCCTATCTCAAAGCCGGTTGAGCCGCCTTGACCGGCGGCAAAACGATATTGTCTATCCCAATTCCTCACGGAGCTTCACCTTTCTTTCGTGATTATATAGCACCGAAAATGAACTTTGCTTTGCCGTTCAAAAAGTCATTTCTGCCGATTCTGTCAAGGTCTGTGAGAACTCCGAATACGCCGGAGGGCATATCCATTGTTCCGCAGAATAGATTTAGCGGCATTTTCGGTACAATCTTAATGCCTATCCGGATAGGATTACCGAGTGAGTCCGATATCCCGAAAGTCCAATAGTCGCAAGTGTCGTTATAGGTAAACCTTATTTGATACTGCTTTCCGTTCAGCGATATTCGGGAAACGCTGTCGTTCATATCCGGAACTTCGATGTTGATATACTCCATGCCATTGCCTCCTATCCGATGATTCCGAGGCGGGAAGCGGCATTATATAAGATTGAGCCGTTTCTTCCCGAACCGCTACCGCTGCCGCCGGTGAGCGCTCCGAGGTTGTCACCGCCGAAGATGTTTGTACTTTCAACCGATTCTCCGGCGGTAGTATTTGCTGTTCCGGCAGATGCTTCCGTTTTACCTGACTTCCCGTAAGAGTCGGGTATTGAGACTGTCGAGGTTTCGCTGACTACCACCTTTTTAAGGGTTATCGGAATTTCCCTGGCATAACCGGCTTCGGTGCTTTTTGCTATGCTGAGAGTAGTTATTGCCATATCATCATAGACAGCTTCCGATGTTGTCACCGAAACTACCTTTTTTTCAAAAAAGAGGTCTTGAAGCTGTTTGACGACTTTCTCAATTCTTCCCGCACCGCTGCCGAAGCGTTTAAGCCATGTTACCGGAGTGTCGCTAACATACAGAGTCATGGAAAGCGTCTCGGGCTTTAGAGAGATATTATCACTAACGCTAAAGCCTTTTTCTGTAGGATATTCAGGTACTTCGGCTTCGTAATCTACGCTTTGGTCTATCAGGGCATCAAACTCAATGCCGTCGATGCTGACGGGTTCTTTTGCTCTCGCCATCGTAAATCACCTACCTTGCAAACGCGAGCGCTCTTGCCATTACGGAAACTGCATCGTCGGACGCATACCGCATTGCTTCCGCACTCTTTGCTTGTCCGGCTCTGTCGCCGTTAAACGTATTCACAAATTCGTTATACTGATTAACAACGCGGGAGCTGTTGGAATTGCTTATCGTCGAGGGCTTAGCAACTGCCGCCCGTCCGAGCATAACCATTGCCTCAAAGATTCTGCCCGTTTCAAGAGCGGTAAAGACTTTTCGTCCCGCCGCTCCTGTGACGAGTTCTGGACCCTTTTCACCGGCTATAAATGTATCAGGGGTATTTGTACTCCCTGTCGCATATCCGCTAATCCCGCCAGTCGTAGGCTCTTGTACGTCGCCGCCAACGCCGAAGACCTTGTCGACTACCCAGCCGAGTCCGTCCGCTACCCACCCTACGACTTTTGCGATGCCGTTAATGATAACTCCAAGGACGTCGGCGATAGGCTGAAGAATTTGTAAAATCGGTTTCAGTATCGGGAGTACCGCTTTAAGGAGGGTTACAAGAATCGGAAGACTTGAAGTAACAAGTTTCCCCATTATTTCAAGTATCGGTTTCATAATGGGAAGAATAGCAGTAATCAGGTCGAGTACAACAGGAAGAAGCGTGGTGCATATCATTTCGAGGATAGGGATAACAGCGTTTATATACTCGATGATAAGCGGGAGGATAGCATCAATAATTTCGAGAGCTAAAGGCAAAAGGGATTCTATCAGACTTATAATAATCGGCAAAATTGTGTCGATTATCTGCATCAAGAGAGGCAACAGAATTTCTATGAAATTGATTACAACCGGTAAGATTGTCTCAATAATCATTACGAGGAACGGCAGTAACCGCTCTATTGCTCCTATAATTATCGGCAATACGGTTTCAGCGAGTCGCCCGATAAATCCGACGATTCTTTGGAGCAGTTGCAAAAATACCGGCAGCAGAGTCGCAAGCATACGCCCGAATATCGGGAGCAGCTTTTTAAAAGCGTCAAGAAGCTGCACTCCAATGGTTTTGGCGAACTCCTTGAACACTATAAGAATGTCCTTGACTTGAGACCAAAGGTCTTTACAGGCTTGTCGGAACTCATCGGTGTCAACACCGGCTTTTTTAAGCATTTCTCCGATAAAGCTGTTTTCGCCTCTCATAAAAGCGAAGAAGTCCTCAACGAGTAGTGCTATGAGTACAATGATTGCAACAATGGCAAGCATCTTCATGCTACCGGCGTTTAATAGAGTTCCTGCCGTTTTAAGGAACGTTATTATCTTTTGCCCGTTTAAAGCAACCAAAATAGCACCGGCAGTAATCGCAATAAGTTTTAATAACCTGTCCGTTCCGCCAAGCTTATCTGCAAGCCATACGAGGCGAGTTCTTACTTTTTCTATAACCGATAAAGCGGAGTTTGATATCTTGACTATTGTTCGGGCAATAGTGTCGGTAATACCGAAGGTTTCATCAAATTTCGCAAGCATCGCTCCCCAGCTATTCCGGACATTCGTTAGTGCCTCGGAGATGCTTAGGTCCATGCCGTCAAAAGCCGAATTAATTTCATCCGCGGAGTTTAAAAATGCGTCTTTGAGCTGCTGAACAGACATCTGACCTTTTGAAGCAAGGTCGAGCAGGTTTGATTTTGCGACTCCTAAACTCCGTGCCAATATGTTTGCTGACTCTGGACTTTGTTCAAGCAATACATTAAGCGTTTCGGTATCAACTACGCCTTTCTGGAAAGACTTGTTGAGACCCTGCATAACGCTCTGTATCTGCTGGTCGCTTCGTCCGGCAGTCTTAAGCAGCTTAGTTACCGTAGAGGAGAAGTTAACGGCATCCTGAACAGGAAACAACGACGAGTTAGACTTAACAAGGTTTGCAACCGTATTAGCCATTGACTCGTATGTAGTTCGGGAGTCATTCGCCGCTTTGAGGATTGACCGCTGCGCCTCTGCTACATCGCCGAGTCCTTGAACCGAACTTTTTATTGCGCGGTTAACGGTTCGAAATTCTTCGGTTAATGCGTTGATTCTGGTGAGGCTAAATCCGATGCCGATAGCACCGAGCATCTTTGTAGCCGTGTCTTTCAGGCTCTTGATACTATTTTCGACTTTTGCTTCGGATTGTTTGTCGAGGTCATATCCAAGCCTGAAACCGATATCTCTCAACGTTGTCGCCATTACTTCACCTCCCTTGCAAGGTCATTTGCCCGTCCCGCTTCGACGTCCTGCTCCATCTGGTATAGGGCATATAATTTCAACGCCTCATCCAGTGTATAGCAGGTCTTAAGTTCTTGCATCGTTGCGAGACGGGCTTTTATGAGAAGAAACATTCGCAATTCAAGCTCCGAAAAGCCGGATAAATCCAGCGTCCCGTATTTGCTTATCTCGCTGCCGGGGTCTTGATTGCTTCCGTGAGAGGTCCAAATTGGGCAGCGAGCTTCGAGAAAAAACCATTGTAGTTGATACGGATGACTTCAAACGCCAGCTTGAACATATCCTGAACTTCCGTGCAGAAAATTTCGTTGGCAAGGTCTTCCGTAAGAATAACCGCCTTATCGCTGTCTGCCGTCTGAACTGAGATGTTCTGTCCGGCAATGAGCAGGAGCTTCAAAATTTCTTCAAGCTTGTCTCCGGAAAGGGAAGTGAAGGCGTTTGAAATAGTCGGTGCTGCGTCTTCAATATCAATATCAAGAAGTCCCTTGTCGGCACCGACACCACCGAGCATGGGGGCAAGTCCGGTGAGGATGGGAAGAACGAGCGTTGCCAATTCACCGCTTATGTTTGCGGCTTTAAACGCCGGTAGCGGTCGGATATAAAAGCTATTATCGCCGATGACTACGCTGCGTGTTTCAAGTCGTTTCATTGCTTATCTATTCTCCTCGATATTGTTATTATTCGGTAAGGGTTGCGTCGCCGGTGTCAAGCTCCCACTCTCGGTTATTAGTGTCTTTGCCACGAGCGAGGGTAGCCTTCTTGGTTACCCATGCGGCTTCTGTATTGAAGACGGTGCCGCCCTTAAGGTCTTTGATAAGGACAGGGAACAGTCCTTCTCCGTTCTCCCGGTCAACGTCTGCCATGTTGGAGAAAAAGGCGTTGCTTTCGCTTGTCTGAAGCAGGGAGATTTTCACCTTGAAGGTATTGTCCGGAGAAACTGCACGAACAATTTCTCCATCGCAACCGACTTTCTTTGTGATGCCTTCTCCGTTTGCTTCGATGCTCACAAAGCTATCATCGGCAATGCCGGTGACGACGTGAGAGCCGCAAGCAATAGTGACTTCTTTCGGGTTATATGTTTTAACTTTGCCAGCCATATTAGTTTACCTCCTTACATGATAAGGTTTTCATAGTGCAGACTGCCGGTGATTTCAACGACGTGAATAGCACCCGCAAGACGGGCAGAAAACTTACAGTCTTCCAAGACACGGCTGTTTTTCTTTTCACTCGGAATGTCCGCGGCGAGTGGTACGGAAGTGACATATCCGTGGTTCGGAATGCCGTCCGCGCTATACTCAGTCGGGCAGATACCGCCATATCTCTGTCCGTCTTTCAGGGTTGCCAGCATCTGATTTTCAACGAGTCCGATTCCGCCATCTGTGTAGGGAATCTTCGGGTTGACTATCAGCAGATTGACAATGCGCATAGTCATGTCGTTCTGCAGCCAGTCTCTGAAGCGTATAACATCAATCCACTCGCCGCCGTTTGTTTTGCCGCCCATCGTGACTATCTTCGATGCTACGGAGATGACATAGTTGATGTTGGCGGCACCCAGCTTGCTAATGACGGTTGCAGAAAGCTTCGAGGGAGTAATGGAAGACAAAGGCTTAAGCGCCCATGTTTCCTGTCCCGCGTGGTACGACATAGCTTTAACCGCTGCGGCTGCCGCCATGCCATACTTGTTCTCAACCGGAATGTCACTTGCAGTCTGGTCGTCCGTGACTTTGGGATAAAATGCAAAACTGCGGAAATATAATCCGCTTTCAGCTATCGGAGAGTCGGGGTCATCGTCGATGTAACCGCAGATTTTGTTCTGCGTTTCCGTCCACTCGATGACGCTCTTGACTTCCGCCTCGGTAATGCCGACAGGGCAGACACAGTACCATCCGCTTGTGGTAAGTGCCGATTCAAGCACCTGAGTTGCGGTCTGCGCTTCTCCTATGACAGCTACATATACCTCGTAGGGTCTCGGAGACTGAGCAAATGCAACGCGAGCGGCTACGCCGACAGGGTCAGCGCTTTCGCCGGTTGCTTTGAAGCCGAGTGCTGTGATTTCGGCAAGGCTTTTATATACACCGATTGCCGGAGTAGTGCCGACAGGAGCGGCAGGGGCAGGACCTAAAATGAGGATATTGTCGAAATTGGCACTCGTTGAAACGGGCGTGTCAAGCGAAATGTCAACTCTTGCTATCCTGTCAAGATTAAAGCTCATGGGGTGTTATCCTCCTTTATGAGAATGTTATTGATACGTACATTATTGAAAAATTCTTCCTCATCCTCGACAGATTCATCTGCTCCGCGATATCCGGTAGAAAGGGAAGTAAATCGGATTTCTGCTTCTAACATAGCGCGAAACTCATAACTTGTATCGTTGATGAGGTCGGTAAGGTCCTGAACGTTGTTAATCAGGACTATGGCAATATCTTTCGTGTGACAAAATTGCTGCACATACTCCGAACCGAGAAAATCAGCGAACTTCATGAGGTCGTTTGCCGCTGTGTTTTCCATCGCCGGAGTAATGCCGTCGCCAAGGTTTATTTGAGTACCCTGTGTAAAGAGGTCTATCTGAACCATCATTGTCGACGGATAATAACTAACGAGCCTGCCGTTAATCATTTTAGTCGGAGGATTCAATGGACGGTTGACAGTACCGAAGGAAAGCGTTACTAACGGACTTGTCTTTACGCTGTAACTTTGCTTTGCATATACAACAGACGCTTTGCCGTTGAAATATTGCTCCGTCAGCTCATATATAGCCTTTCTCGCTTCTTTCACGTCCATTTAATAACCACTCCTTTATCCTGAAATTACCGGTTTGTCTACGGCGTATGGCGCTGTCTCTGCTTCTGCGACTTCCACGAACTCGCTCTTGCAATGCGAGAGTATAGTGTGGTCCCAATATACTGAGCTTTTACATTCATACCAATGACCGGCATATAACAGCCAGTCTCCACGTCTGCCGGTTGATTGGTCTGCCGTGGTAAGTATCATGTCGCCATAAGCTTTGAGCCGCTTTGTTCGTCTTTCTCCTTCGGGAAGTGCAAGTAATTCGTCAGCGGATAACGGCTGAACATTCAACCGCGTTATAATATCCTCGTAGGTTGTGTGGGAATAGCCGTCAACGACGGTGTCTGCGCCGAAGCGTCTTATTGTAAATTCTCGCCGGAACATTCCGATACCAGCCATATCATTTCTCCCCTTTCTTCCGGATGACATAATGAACTGACTGCCTCATCTGTCCGGTGTCAATCAGCGGTTGTGCGGAGCCTTTCATCTTGATGGTAGATGGTGCGTTTGGCTTGAAATTGCCGTGCCGGATTTTTTCTTGAACGAGCTTTACACCGTAAGCGCCGAGAACTTTAAGTCCTTGTTCGGCGTTACCATTGTTTGCAAGCTGCTTCGCCGCCCTTGTGCAAGCCTCGTTGATTTTTTCTTTGTTGTCATCGACGGTTTGCCGGAGGAATGGTCGTGAGGGTGAAGTAGATGTCCCGAACTCGTTGAAGGCGGCTATCTCGGCAATATCCACACTCCTGCCGTCTTCTCCCGTGTGCATCTTCTTTCCTGCTTGAAAACCGATGAAGACTTCGTTGTCTTTCAGTTTCTCAATTTCTGCATAGAACTTTTTGCCCTCGGGAGTGAGTTTGTCATATCCTGCCATCATGCTTCACCCGCTGACCTTATCGGGATTATTACAAGTCGCCGGATAGTAAGNTATGAAAGTCCGTATTGAGTAAGAGCCAGCTCCGCATCCGCAAGCATATTGGTTTGCTGATTGACGGAAAAGCTGACTGATGTTTCGCCCTCGGAATAGCTGCTGACTCTAAGCGAGTCACCAATAGTTCCAAGTGCCGTATCGCCGAGACCGGACATTTTCATGCGATGAGCCGTTAAATATGCGAGTGCCTGTTCGTAGAATCTCCCGAACCGCTTTTCACTTATAAACGGCTTTGTGAGTTCAATCCATTTATTAACCTCCTCGTCTCCGATGCTTGCAAATTCAGTTCCCACTAACCGGAAAATCTCGAAGGCTGTCATGGATGTTACTCCTTCTTCTTTTTGCCGGTTTTAGGCTCAGGCTTCTCGTCCGGCGTTTCGTCGGTCACTTCTTCGGGAGTTTCGTCAACCGGCGGCTCTGTCTTTGCAGGAGCGACGGTGCCGGATTTCTCAACAGCAAGACGTCCCATTTTTACAAGATGCTTAATAGCGGCATTATCCTGATAGGCAGCCTCGGTAATGTTTACTGTTTCATCCGGAAGAATGATGATAGTCCCGATGCTGACAACAGATGCTCCGGTGTTCTTTATATTCATGTGTTGCTATCTCCTTTAAAATAAATACAGAGGGCTTGCATTAAAACAAGCCCTCACTACATTTCGGATGCTTATACGCCGACGGCGATGAGCAGGGACATCGGGTAGTAAATCATCGCACCGGCGATTCGAGATTCGCACGGTATGACAACTTCCAGACCCTGAGTCTGTGCCGGGTACTGAATGAAGGACAGCGGGGTTTCTATGGTCAGCTTGCGAGCGTCGTTCTTGAAGAACAGCGCAACGCCCTGTCCGTCGGAAGCAGCGGCATAGGGGTTGGTTTCTACGGAGTCAGCATCAAGTTCCGGACACGAAACAATCTGCTTGATATCCGGAAGGTTGTCCTGAATGTATTTCAGAAGCGTGGTTGCGGTGCCTTCAATGCGCTTGTTAGCAAGCTCAATATAGGCATAGGACGGGAGAGCAAGGGTGTCAGCTTTTTCGACTTTCTTGGTGGTCGTCGCCATCTGCTTCTGCATTCCGGTTATATCCGCGAGTATTTCATCGGCGGTTTTGTCAGCCCATGTGGTTTTTCCACTTGCGCCGGTAGCAAGGACATAAAGCGGAACGTCGTTGCCGAGAGAAAGGACGCCCTTCAGACCGTTGTCAGTATCGCCGTTCCATGCGATTTTGTTTGTCAGGTAGTCAATCTGATACCGAGCAGATTCAGCTTTGCGGACGTCGAGGTTCTTGCCTGCCATTCGGGAAGCCCTCATCTCCTGTACGGAGTAGCCGTAGCTGTTACCGATGCTCTTAATCATAGCGGTCGTCGGCTTGCCCTTAACGTCAGCACGAGGAAGGTCTGTGGCGTAGTTGCTGATAATCTTCGCCAGACCGACTTTGTCATAGCTGTAATAGGTGACGGTTTCAGCGCCGGGGTCGACTTCGTTGGATATCGGGAAAAGCTGAAGTGCCGTAAATTCCGGATACTGTACGTCGTAGGACTGCGACTTTACATAGTCGAGTTCACGAGCGAAGAATACCGAAGCGGCTTCAGCGTCGTCGAAGTTCATGCTGCGGACACCGGCAATGGAGGCAGGGATGTTAGAAGCGAGCAACGCTTCATAATCTGCCTGGTCATATCTCATATGTTTCTGGTTCATTATATTGTTTCCTCCTTTGCTGTTTAGATAAGCTCAACAGGCGCAACGCCATTGCTTGCTCCACCGATGAATCTACCGCCAAGCTGCATGGTTCCGGTAATATCATTCGTGAAGCAGCCCACATCTTCGCCTGTTTTGATAAGACAAAGCTGGTCGCCATAGGAAGGCTCAACGCCTTCGGGAATGCGAACCCAGATTCTGCCTCTTTTCATTACGCCGACAGTCTGATTCTTCAGAACGCGGGTGTTGCCTTCGAGGTCCTGCTGAGTTGTAAAGCCATTAACGGTAATGCCCTCAAATACCAGTTCGGTAGATTCGGTAACAGGAAGCTTTACATTGCTTCCAGGTACACTACCTCTGATAACGCCCATTCCGAAGCCGAGCTTGCCGTCATTTTCCTCGTTGTTGCGGGAATCCACCTGATAGTGGTACATATCATATATGCCGCCGGGAATACCTCTGTCCGTGGCATACTTGTAGGTTTTCTGAGCTGCCATATTACTTGTCCTCCTTTTTGAGTCTCTTAATCATGCGCTCACGTGCCTCTGCTGCCGAACCAACCGACTTGTCCGCCGGTTTAGAGTCCTTGTTCATCGTCATCTGTTTACGCTGATAGTTGGTGTCTTTGCGAGCGTTGTTCAGGTCGTTTACCGCCATGTCAAAAGCAGCATTGACATAACTTTCGCTTCTGCCGTCAAGGTTAAGAGTGGGTTTCAGCTTCTTGATGATAGCCTTTTTCGCACCCTTGACGCTCATGGATTCGAGTCCGTCCATGTTGAGCCTGTCGCCTACACGGACTACACGAAGCATCTCTCGGAAGTCGTCTTTCGAGTCTTTCCGGTCAGCATTTGCATCCGTCTTCGTGTTGTCGTCTTCATCCTCGACAACCTCATCACCGGAGTCGGCAATAGGTTCAGCGGCAGCCTGAAGAACATCAATTACGCCGAGCAGCGCGTCAATGTCTTCATCCTGCTGTGCGATTACCCCCATAGCAGCGCCGAGGTCTTCCGGGTCGCCTTCGGCATCTCTGCGGTCACGGCGGTCTCTTACCATCTGCACGGCATCTCCATCTCCCGTAGGGGCGGAGGTGATTTCCTCAACCACTTCTTCGACTATCTGTTCTGCAACAGGATTACCGGTGTCCGTGACGGGTTCCTCGGTCTCATCCGCTGCCGGTGCCATGCGCTCTGCGCGGCGCTGCTTGTACGCCTCGACGGCGGCAGTCATTTCTTCAGGACTCAACATGACGCCGTCTTTTCTTTTGGTTTTAGCCATTGTTTTACCTCCTTTAAGGTAGTTGTTTGTATTAGGGTCACGGGCATCAATGTTGAGCCGTGCCTGTTCACCAGCCCTCGCATTGCTGACAAGAGCGAGATGATTAATTACTATGTCACGCTGTATTGCGTCATACGGTTCGCCATTCCATTCTCCCGGCGTATCATCAAGACGCAGATTATATCCAAGCGAAAGCTCTCGCAATCCGCTCTGCTTCATTGCGTCTGTATCGTGTATGACTATTTCAGCTTTGACATTATCGCCGTCCCGATAGCCTGCCGATAAAATTGTTCCTATCTGGGCTTCGTTGACATTATCCTTATCAACGTAACCGGCATCATGAGTTATGATGATTGGTTTTCCTCGGTAGCTGTTCAGGCTCTTTTCGGCGAATACTTCTTCCGGAAGTCTTAACTCCCGCCGTGTACTTCCGTCCGAATTCTTATACTCGAAGACGCCAACAGAAGTGACAATAGGATGGTCTATCAAGAAGTTCTCATCCGTGAAATATGTCTGGTCTAATTTAACGCTGTCGAGTCTTTGTGCAGGATTCTGTTTGTTCATTGTCAAAAGCATTACCTCCTTTTAGCCGTCTTCGGCTGTGTTGTGTTGCTATCAGATAATCCTTTTCATGTATACACTTCCTCCTTGTCGATGATAATGGGAAGGTCGATGGTCTCAAAATCGAAAATTGCAAGAGCAACGCACCGGCATTGATAATCTTCGCCGGGATGACATCGACGTCCGGTTTTTGTATCTACAACAGGCGGGTCGTTCCAACTGAAACGCTTTCCGTCAAGCGCTCTATGACTCGGACGAACTCTGCTGTCTCCGGATGTGGACCACGTGTATTCGGTGACACCGGCATCCTCTTGCTGCTGTCTTGCAATCTGACCGTTGAGCTTCGCAATCTGGTCTCTTGCTATCAATCGGGCATGACTGCGTCCGAGTCGGTAAACCTCTTGAATATCCTTGACTATGCTTGTTGTCGGTTTACCGCTCCGGTATCCCTCCAAAACAAGCTGACGCATTTGTGAAAGACTTTCCTGCGGTATGGTCTTTATCAGCCCTACGTTATTATCAATCCATTCCTGCATCATCTGCCGGAATAATTCACCGGTATAGTAATCGTCTTCAAGCTCAATGCCGAGAGTGGCTTTAACCGCTTTCTTCCATTCGGCTATGCTGAGCTTTCGGGTAAGGTCTGCCATTTTGGCAATCTTATACTCTAAGCCGTACTCGGTTAACTCACGCTGAAGCTCTGCGGCGATTCTGTCAAATACTTTCATCGCGATAGCAAGAAGGTCGGAAGTATCGTCGTGCCGCCGGTTCCGATTCTTTTCCTCGTCCGCGGCATTTTTGATTTCCGGAAAGTGTTCTTTTAAAAGGTTGTTGAGCAATCGCAGATAGGAGTTGGTAATACGCTGGAACTCTCTTTCTGCTTGGTCGGGATATCGAGGAGGACGTTTGTTGTGAAGAACAGCATGGCTCCCGAATTTCTTTTTTAAAGCTTCCTGAACCATTCGCTGGTGCGCAATTTCATTCACGG